AAAAGGAGAGGTGGGGTCCCAGCAGCTAGCCTTTTCCTATAGGTGCTCTGTTGTGTGTTTTGCTTTTGTTCTTTGTTCTGTGTTTTTTATTGTTGTTGTGGTTGTGTTTTTTTGTCTGGTGTTTTGTGTTTCTCGTGTTTGCTGGTTTTTTTTTGTTGTTGTTTTTGCTTGTTGTTTTGGTTGTGTTTTTTTGTCTTGTTGTTTTTTTTGTTTTTGTGGTGTGGTGTTGTGTGTTTGTTGGTTGGGGTGTGTGGTGTGGGGTGGTGGTGGTGTGGTTGTGTTTGGGTTGGTTTTTGTTTTGGTTTTTTGGGGGTGGGTTGTGGTGTTTGTGGTTTTGGTTTTGTGTGCTGGTTGTGGTGTTTGTTTGGTTGGGTGTTGTGTAATAAGTAAGCCCCCGCGTTTTGCGGGGGCTTGTTTGTGTTGGGGGGCTAGTAGTGTAGGATTTCTCCGGGGTAGATGAGGTTTATGTTTCCTGAGTTGTATCCGGTGATGTTGTATATGTTGACTCCGAGCCTAGCGGCGATGTTGCTGAGTGTGTCGCCTGATTGTACTGTGTATGTGTGTGTTGTTGTTGTGGTGTTGTTGCTGCTGTTGTGGCATGCTTTGTCGCCGGGGTATACGATGGATGGGTTGCCGCTGGGTACGGTTACGTTCCACCAGTCGGGCCAGATCATTGAAACGTATTGGCCGTTTTGGATGGTGATGCAATTGGTGTTGCATGGGGTGTTTGGTGTGTTGGGTTGTGGTGTGGGTTGTGGTGTGGGTTGTGGTGTGGGTTTGGGTGTGGGTTGTTTGCTGCCTGCGTATGCGTGCCATGTGTTGAGGTCGCCGTAGACTACGCTTAGGTCGATTCCTTCGGCCCATCCGTTGATGTGGCCGTTGCTGGTGTATTGCCATGCGACGGCGAATGGCCAGTTGTGTAGTATGGGTTGGATTGTTGGTGGGTTGAATCCGTGGATTGGTGTGTAGCCTAGTGTGTATGCGGCGATCCATAGGCCGTAGTTTCCGGCGACGACTGCCGTCCAGTCGTAGGTGTTTTCTGTGTTTTGGTTTGTGTAGATGATTGGTTTGGTGCCCCATGCGGCTTCTACGGTTTGGAGCCATGTGAGTGCCCATTTGGTGTCCCATGTGGCGTTTGGTTCCCAGTCGAGTATGGGGACGATGCCTTTGCCGATGTATCCGCGTGTGTTGTTGATGAAGTAGTTGGCTTCGCTGATGGCGTTGTTTTCTGTGTGTGCGAAATGGTAGACGCCTACTCCTTGTCCTGCTGCTAGGGCGTCTTGTACTACGCGGTCGCAGTCGGGGTTGACGTATCCGATGCCTTCGGTGGCTTTGGTGACGATGATTTGTGCGCCGGTGGTGGTGACGTTGATGCCGGTTTGCCAACTGGATACGTCTATCATGTCTGCTGCGTTCGCGTATGGTGTGAATGCTAGTAGTATGGCGGTGATTGTGGTGATTGTGCTATAGGCGGTTGTTTTGATTTTTTTCACTATTGTTTTCCTTTCTGTCGATGTTGAAGATGTTGAGTATGTTGGAGTTTCTTAGGTCGGGGTTGATTTTTACGCAGTTTTCCATGATTGAGGTGATTTCGATTAGGCAGACGCCTATGCATACGGGGATGAATACTGGTAGTCCGATTCCGAGGTTGATGTAGTCTGAACCGTATTCTACGATTAATGCCACGCAGATTATTGCTAGGTATGTGAATTTGTGTCCGAGGCCTTGTCGCATTTTTCCGCTGGATAGTTCGCCGTGCATGATTGCGTTGACTACGCCGGTGATGTAGTCGATTAGTGTTAGTAGGAATACGATGCCGATGGCGATTAACTCATGGGTTGGCATGTTTTTTTCCTTACTTTCTTATTTTTGATTGTTGTAGTAGGCTGCCGAGTATCATGCTGAATTCTGCTTTGATTTGTGGTGTTTCGAAACGTAATCGTCCGACGCGGTAGGCGTTTAGTATTTTTTGTGTCATGTCGTCGGAGCGTTTGAGCATGATGCAATCATTGTCGACTAGTCGGTAGTCAAATGTGAAGTCACGGGTGATTTTCGGCTGTTTTTTGGTGATGATGTATAATATTTCGTCGGTGTCGCTTAATTGCTGGTATATGTTGAAGATACCGTATTCGGTGGTTCTTAGTGTGAACACGTATCCGGCGTTGTTGAAGTCATTGATGAGGGTGTTGGCGTTGTCTCTGAAATCATTGTTGATTGCGTAATTCGCGTAATTCTCATCGTATTCGCGTAGGAATTGTCCGAATTTTGAGGTGGCTACTTTGGCGCTGAATCCTCCGTAGTCGGCTAGTTCCACTATGATGAACCCGTTGCAGTATCGTTGGTATTGTGTGTGATTGTCTAGTTGTGGTTTGAGGTTGATGTTGAATGCGCTGAAGTATGGGTTGGCCAGTGTTACCGCGTTGCTGCACATGATGATTCGGACTCTGTCGTTCCACCGGTCGACTGTGTTGTAGAATTCTTCGAGTGCGGTTACTTCTCCGCCTAGCCATCGCATGTTGTCGGGGAAGATCTCGTCGAAGATAATGGTTCGTACTTTGGGGTAGGCGACTGATTTTACTTGTCCTGCTTGACTGAGGGCGATGAAGTATCCCATGATATGCCATGTGGGGCGTGTTTTGCCGTGTTTGTCTGTGGTGGCGTCCCTGTCGTCCAGCCAGTGGCATTCGGCTTGATTGCCGGATACGCGAAACTCCAATTCCGGGTATTGTTCCGCGATGTCCGCAAACCATGTGCTTTTGTTTTTCTGTTCTTCCGCTGTCCTGCGTAGGTAGATGAATTGCCAGCGTTTTTTTATCCAGTCGCCGATGACCAGTTTTTTGGCTCCGTAGGTTTTGCCGAGGCCGCGAGCGCCGATTACGAACATCCAAGGCGCGTGATAGGATAATACGCGCCCATAATCGTAATAATCCCCTTCTCCTAACAGTTTCTCCATAATATTCATTCTACCATACGACAGTGACAGACCGGTGGATATCTGCCGGTCTGTCGTTGCGTCAGAAGTTCGGCGGCGCACTGGTGCCGTCCCACACGTTCAATAGCGAATAGACGGTATTATAGCGTGTCCCGTATGGTCCGAACGGAGGGGTGTTGAGGATGTTATCATACAGTTGGGCGAGTGTCGAAGAGTGGGGCACGTTCAACGCGCCCGCCGGGCTTTGGTGATAGGCGCTTGTCCATAGTATTTGCATTTTCGCGTCATCATACGTCTGCGGATAGTTTTCGTAATCCTCAGCGAACCGGTTACGCTGGCCCTGCCGTGATTCCGGGCGCCGCGCCCACGTTTGGAATGCCGCGACTTCACTGACGGTCATCGCCCTGTCGAACGTGCCGCCCGATTCCATAAGCGCGGCGATACCCGGCGCGGCGGCGGCAAACGCCTTATATCCTACAGTGTCCACCGTCTTCATTGCGTTCAAGACCTGTAGGCGGCGTCCGAAACTCCATTGTGCGATTCCGATACCCTGATTGTTTGGTTCGACGGCATCCCAACGTAATGATGATTCAACGGTACCGATGACGTAGAGCGCGTATGAGCTTTTCCCGTCGCCCACGCTTGGCGTACCCTGACCATGGTCGGCGTCCGGCTGTCCCGTACCGCCGCGATACACCCACGTTTGGGCGCTTGATTTATAGAAAATGGCTTGGGATGATGTCGTGCCCGAGCTACTGTGATACACGAGATTATCGCCTTGCAATTGAATCCACGCGGAAATGACGCCGTTCACGCCTACGCCCGGATTGTTTCCGCCTGTCGGATTGTCGCCGGATTCCGGCGGTTCCGGCAATGCCGTGGGATGCAGGTAGCCGAGAAGCTGTGACCCTTTTGCGAGCGGTAGGGTTTGATGCACGGCTGGTGTCGGATTTTGGGTCAGCACGTCGATATTGTCGCCTTGGACGCCACCCCATACGATGGCTACGTGGCTGCCGGGGTAGTTTTGACTGCCGAACCTCCAAAACACGACATCCCCCATGCCGGGCGTATAGTCGGCGTCTTTTTTCTCGAAGACACGCCCCACGGCGGACGTGGTGGGGAACATGGTGTAATTGCCTTCCGCGTACCCTGTTGGGGTGATGCAATCGCCTAACGACAGACCGTAATTATCCATGCAATACTTGGCCCACAAGTCCCAACACTGGGCGCCATAAGCCCCGTCCATATCCCAATACTGGTCTTGGGTACGTTCCAACCATGCTTGCACGTCCACCATGATACCAGTATACCCCATCCGGCGGACCGAACGGGGTATGGTTCATGTGAGACACGAGGATCTCCAATACGATCATATCATTTCGATAGAACGTAATAGGATACGCAGGCGTCGGAATCGAGCGGCTGACCACTGTTGACCTGCGCCCATGTTCGGAGTTGGATCGTCCCGTCCACCTTGACTTCCAATCTTGCGCCGTTTTTGGAATTGCCGAAATTGTAATCGCAGATTGCTTGAAAATCGTGATTCACGGGTGCATACGCTTGGTTGATGGAGCCAAGCTGATGGGCGCCCGCCGCCAAGGTCGATGTGGTCGTGCCATGAAGACCGCCACGAATCACGACGAGACGCGTCAACGGCGAATAATAGGCCGAGAACGAAACCTCAAGCCCGGAGTAGTTCGTTTGCGTTTGCGTGCCGATGTTGATCGGCGCTTGACCCTTCTCCTTGAATTGTTCAAAACTTGACGACACTCCGCCGATAGCGGAGTTCAACTCTTGCGCGGTACCCGAATATCCACCCTGCTTGATAAACGTAGTGTCGACCTGCGCCTTGGTATACACCTGTGAAGCGTCGGCCTTGCCGTCAACCCTGCCGGACAGGGAGGACACCGTGCCCTGCAATGCCGTCAACGCGGTGTTTTCCGCCTTACCATTGATGGTGGACATCAATGCTTGCGCCGTCGACTCCGAGGTCACGCCGAGCGCGGTGAAAAAAGACTCCTGACGAGCGATATCACTTTTACCGGCTTGCGCCAGCTCAAAGGCGTTATCGGCAGTGTTCTTGGCCGTATTGGCGGTGGACGTGGCGGCGGTCGCGTCCGTTTCGTTGCGGTACATCTGTGAATCGATTTTGCTCATGTCGCCGGTGTAGTCACCGCGCCATGACGGCTTATCATCCGGACTGTCGCCAAACTGGCTGAGATTATAGTGCGGGGTTTTGTTGATACTGGACATTATGATACCTCCTTGACAATGATTCTACCGGGTGATTCGAATGATGTTGCTGTTATCGCCGGAACGTTACCCATACAACGGGTTTCCACCACCCCCCCATTCTCCGACGGTCGACGTGCCGGCGGTCATGCCCGCCCCCCCATGGCCTTTTCGGGAATGTTCCCACCGTAGGGGAATTGCGAACGTCCCGGAAAATCACCGGGCACGCAATTATCCACGGCGGTGGCGCGTAAATCATAATCACGGGCCGTCAACCCCAACGCGTCATACACGAACGCCTGTAATCCCATGTCGTCGTAATCACTCCAGAACAGGGCATGATCGCGCGTATTGTCATACATGCCGTCAAGCACCGTTTGCAGGGCGTCCTGTCTGCCGTACACCGGAGACCACGCCAGCCCCGTGGACTGCGATTGCTCGATAAGCCGCATGAGCTCCTCACGCAGGACGGCCATTTGCCTGACGAGGTTATCGGCAATCTGCCGGACGGCGGCGCTATTGTCCGTGATCGACTGGTTCACCTGCCCGACGAGTGTGTTGAAGTCGGACTGCAAGCCATCCAGATTATACCGGATGCACTCAATCAATTGGAGTGTGGTCAACCCGTCCCGATAGGTGAAAGGAACCGACGTGGGAACACGCGCCGGTGGACAGGCGTGTGGCATAAGGGCGTTGACGGACATGATTACTCCCATTCTCCATAGTTATGGCAGTTACTGAAAATAGTATCATACGAGCCCCACACCTGCATGAAACACGGTTCGAGACTCCGCACGATTTCCATGTCCACATTGATGATCGCCTGCCGGTACTCCCGTATCAGGCTCATGGCGGACTGGGAACGGCCCGACGTGTGGGATCTGGTGCTCCCATCCGTAGCGTCGCGCGCCCATTCCGTACTGGATGCACTATGCGACTGAGAAGAGGTGTCCTGCGTGCTATGGCTACTGCCGTCCGTATCCGCCTGCGCCTGATTGGCATGGGTCGCGTATCGGGCAAAATCACCTTGCACGCCGGTTGCGGGCACTTCCGAATCATAGGACTGGGATCTGGTGCTACTTGAACTGGTGCCATCCGAGGAGCTTCGGGTTGCACTATCCTGAGAGGCGCTGGTCTTGCCGCTGGACTGGGCCACGGTATTGGACAGGCTTTCACTGACCATTTCCATAGTGTTCAATGGGTCATATTTCAACGCCAGCGTCCTGTAACGCTCATTGAAATACGGCATGATTTCCGCCATCGTCATTCCCAAGTAGAAAACGAACTGCTGGGCGGTTTCCTGACCAATCTCCCTAAGCGCGTAATGGCGGACGATCTTCTCATTCAACTCCGCGCGGTGAGACTCGTCGTAAATCGGATAATAGTCGGCGCTAAGATGCAGCTTATCATCAGTATCATACCCGAATGAAATAAGATTACCGAGGGTTTCGGTATACTCCCCCGGCGTCGCCATCACATAGGCACTAAAACCCTGCACCATACGAGCCCCCCCTCGTTTCGGCGACTTCACGCATTCCGCATACAAGCCCCACCATAACGTCACGAATCATCATCACAACACACCTCCGATACCCGCGTCATGCGAGGCGGGCATATCAACATCCGTCGACCCGCCGGCGCTCGAATCCAACGCGTTGGGCACGCCGGAGCTTTGCGCGTCCGCATACTCCACCCACACGTTCAATTGCGGCCACAACCGGTTGATTTCCGTCGCCGCCGTCTGCCGGGCCTTGAGAAAACTCAGACGGAACACGTCCACCTTCTCATTGGCTTGCGCCACTTCGTCGGAAATGAGCCGCTCCTTTTTTTCCGTCCCGGACGATTGAATGCCGAGATATCCCAACACCTCATTGGTCACCTGCGTTTTCTGTTGGATGAACTTGTCCAACAGATAAGGGGTGGTGTTGGGCCACGGTTGGAACATGCTACCGGGGTCGAGCGAATCGTAGCCGATGATATAATCCTGCCCATCCTGCCGTTGCTGCAACATGTTCTGCACGGTGAGCTTGGTACGAGGGTCGGCGGTGATGACGGTCGGCAGTTTCAGACTCTCCAAGTTCACGTCATACGCCTTGTCAATGTCGGCGAGACGTCTCGCATACTGCCATAAGACATCCTTGAAACCCATGCGCATACGATTATCCCAAATAGGAACGCACTCCCGGCCCGCCTTGAGCTGCCTGTAATGATAGTTGACACCCACCGGCTCAAAGCACGTCGGATTGTCATACACGTTCAATCGGCCTTGATAACCGGCCTGCGTGACAAGGAACCGACCCATGCGTTTGTCCTCGAAGAAGAGCGCGCACCCGTACTCGCAGAGACACATTTCCAACCATCGTTCATCCACGGTCGGCGGCAGCCCCCGCCAACTGAACCGGTTCAACGCCAGTTCAGCCAGCAGATGATAGTACATCACGTCAAGGCCGGCGGCGCGCGCCTTGGCGTAACTGCCACGCGGACGCAACGCGCCGCCCCCACGATCCTGATTTTTCCTCGACCTAGACATGCCTCCAGTATACCACTAGAATGAAATGCCGGGCAATGGGTCGTTATCCGCCCAATCGGTCACGCCGATATCATCCGGGTCAGCCCATACAGTAGCCCCGGACTCGAACACGCCCTTAATGGTCTGCCGATACTGCTCGGGCAAATCACCCCGCACGTAACACTCCTGCATCTGCCAGTAGGTGAATTTCGTCATACACTCCAACGATTGCGGCGGCGTGATGAAACGCTGGACGAAATACCCGTAACGCAGCATGTACTCTCCGACGCTCCGCAAAGCCGAGGGCGCGCACGTCTTGAACCGAACCAACACCCCGACAATACCGTTCGCGAGGTTAAAACCGTCCCCGCCGATGGCCCCGGACGTGGTCGGGGGCGTCAACTGCATCTGCTGCACCTGCGCATTGATGCCCGCAATGGTGTTCTGATAATCCCCGAACGCGGAACGTTGCGCGTAATCCGCGTTCATATCCGCCATATTCTGGGCCAACTGGTTTGAAAGCGCCGTAGTCTGAGAACCGTACGTGTTGGCCTGACTCGTCGTGGCCGCGTTGGTACTCAACGAATTCGCCGTGGAAAGCTGGGCGGCGGTATTGCTGATACTGCGGTTCACTTCAACATTGACACCATTCATGACCGCACCGCCCAACGCCGACACCGCGCCCCCGACATTGCCCGAAGCGGCGTTACCCGCCACCCCGACCACGCCGTTGACCACGTTGTTCAACTGTGCGAGGTCAGCCCGCTGATTGTTGACATACGTCGTGTTGTCCAGACTGGTGTTAAGCGAGGTCGCCTGTATCGCGTTATTGGCGTTGCGGTTGCCGATGGCGAGTTTGTTGGCTTGGGTATTGTACTGGTTCTGCATGGCCGTGGCCGCAAGAGACTGACTGACGCCCATCTGCGCTTTCTGGTACGCCCAGTCGGCGGACTGTTGACTGTAGGAACGAGTGTAGGCACTGTTCGCCATCGCCAACTGGGCCCCATTGTTGACTATCACAAATTGAGGGAAATTGCTGATACCAAACGCGGCGTCCAACATTTCCCCGCCATCAATGGGCAACCCATTGTTTCCATCAAGAGGAGCAATCTCGCCTGCACCCGCCTTATTGTACCCAACCGGGTAAAAGTTCAAGCGCGCGCCATTGGGCGCGTAATTATGCACCTCTCTGATAACCAGATCATCGCTTTGGATGTTTTCGGGCTTATAGGTGATATTAGTGCCATTCAAGCAAGTGCATTCAACAGTGGAATAAGGATAGCATTTGAGTTTTTTAAGGTTCCTATAACGTTCAGGGATATTGAAATTATCACGAAAATCATTAATGGTGATAATGTCCTCATACCTGCTGGGCGCATTCGTGGCCGACCGGGGGAAACGGTAGATACGATCATTCAACTCCGAAGGGAGTGTCTTCCCAAACAGCTTATCCACGGCATAGCCGGATTGCCTAAGAAAATCATCATCCAAAGAGGGTATCATGTACATGTTCACAATACCCTGCGTTATCCATGAAAAAGTAGAACCCACCCCCATAAACACTTGGATGGATTGGATGTCCTTAAAGTACAGTATTTCAGCACCGTTGGCCATGTTCTCAAACAGAGAGCCGCCCGCAGTGGTGAGAGACGGTTTCTCCTGACTGCCCGCGTCCGCCGACAAATCCACCGTGCTCACGACTATCACGCCGTAATTCAGATTCCTTCCGTCCATGCCGATAAGAGACTTGTACCGTTGGTTCACCGTCACCATTTCGCCACCGGTGTCCAACCCCTCGGGCAGTGCGAGATAACCGCGACCATAATCGGTCATCTGGTTTTCGTTGGCAACGCCGATATGGCCTCGCACCACATAGCATGAACCAAACCTAAGTACATGCTGAAACGACTGCCAAACATCCAACTGTACAGTGAGCTGAGTAGTGTACGCATTGATGTAATCCACGTGGTTGATGAAATAATACCAATACCGTGGCGCCTCCAAATCGGGGTAATCGTTATACACCACGACATAATTGTAGTTGGACGCCTCGTTGAACGGCAGTTCGACGCGCACGGGTTGGCCGAACATGTACATGACCCCATGCACCCTGTCAACGCCGGGCCGTCGGTCGAACCATTCCCGTTGTTTCTGCGGTGATTCGAACCGGGCTAGGTCACGGTAACTGCTATCCCACGGCACGTTACAGAGTTTCAACGACGTATTGGGCGTCCATTGAGCCCAGTTAAACGTCGCCTCGACGTTAGGGTTGATATCTCTCGGCATACTATCCCTTTCATAAAGAAGGGAGTGTTTCACGTGAAACACTCCCTTCTATCATATCGCAGATCAGGCGCCGGTATCGTCCACCAAGGGTTCGCGTCAACAACCATCATCCAACCCCCGGCATGACAAAGCCCGGAACGCCCACGTGGCCTGCGCTCCGGGCCTTGCATCGCATCCCGCCGTGAGAGAGGGCAGCCAACCGGCCACCCTCCCATCATATCACGCGGCCACGGTCACGCCCTTCTTGCCGAATACGCCGAACAGCGTGGCGGTCACGTTCGACGAACCCGCCTTGACACCCTTCACCACACCCGACTCGGATACGGTGGCGTTGGCCGGAGTGTCGGACATCCAAGCGGCCTGCGCGGTCACGTCGGCGGTCCGGGCGGCGCCTC